CTTGCCCAGCAGGAAAGAACACAACAGTTACATGCATGGACGTTGCTGTCTCTCTTGGTCTGTATCTTGCAGACAAGAACAAGGGTAAATTCAAGGATACGTTCTTGACTTTCTCTGCAGAGCCAGAATTGCTACACCTGAAGGGTAACGTTGTTGAGAAGTCACAACAAATGGTTCGTTCATCTTGGGGAATGAATACTGACTTGGTTAAGGCGATGGATAAAATCCTGAGCACTGCTAAGGAAGGTCAAGTACCACAAGAAGAAATGCCAGCAATGTTGTTGATCTTGTCTGACATGCAATTTGATCAATGCGCTCGTTTCGACGACTCTGCAATGCAAATGATTGCACGTAAGTTCGAACAAGCAGGATACGAACTTCCAAAGATCGTGTTCTGGAATTTGAACGCACACGACAATGTGCCTGTTAAGTATGACACACGCGGTGTTGCTTTGGTATCTGGATTCTCTCCAGCTATCATGAAGGCAGTACTTGCTGGTGATACTGAACAATTTACTCCTGAAGCAATCATGCTGAAAGCTGTAATGATCGATCGCTACGCGGTCTAGATAATGCAGGGCCTTGGTCCTGCATTTGTAATAATGCGGGATTGGTGTAATGGTAACCCGAGACCTTGCCAAGGTTTAGTCACGAGTTCGATTCTCGTATCCCGCTCCACTGAAAGTGTATCATGTTAGATAAAAAAAAATAGATGTGGAGAAGGTTAAGGCCTTCGTTGAAACTTGTGGTCCAAATACTAAAATTTATATCGGATGTGACTCCGAGCGCTTTAAGTATAAAGGCGAATGGTATGCCGACTACACATTGGCTGTAGTTGTTCATATCGACGGACGTCATGGATGTAAAATATTTGGTGCAGTAGATCGTGAACGCGACTACGATCATAAAAAGAACAGACCTTCAATTCGTTTAATGAATGAAGTATACAGAGTATCTGCTTTGTATTTGGAATTAGTTGAACAAATTGTTGAGTATGATATTGAGGTTCATCTCGATATCAACCCTAAGGAAGAACATGGTTCGAGCTGTGTTATTTCTCAGGCTATTGGGTATATCAAAGGAACTTGCAATGTAACTCCTTTGGTTAAACCAGAAGCATTTGCCGCTAGTTATGCTGCTGACCGTTTGAAAGAACTTTTAGCTGCTTGACTTTTGACAAATAAAACTATATAATAGTATAAATACCCATATCTCAGGGATGGGAACGTATACATAATAGTACTGGCGCAACGATATGGCGTCCCTGTAACAGTAAGCAGGATCCTACTATGCCTTCGGGATAGTAATTTTTATTTTTAACTCGCTTAATTAAGGAGAAAACTATGCTACAAAGCATTAATACGTCTATTGACACCGTTCAAGGTGCAAAAACAGCTTTCGTTAACACATTCGTAACTAACGAAGCATTCAAGAAACCTCTTCAAACTTACATCGATTCACAGACTTCTTTTGCAAAGAGTGTTGCAAAGTCTACGAACGATTTCTTCACTACTGTTGGTCAGTCAATCGCTGCCTTCGATATGAAGAAAGCATTTGCTACTAAGTAAGGAGACGGCTATGACTCTAGTACCACATTTATTTGGAAAAGACTTCGACCGTTTCTTCATCGGATTTGATGAGCAGTTTAACAACTTGCAAAAACTACACGATGATCTAACCAAGAATATTCCTAACTATCCTCCATACAACATTCGCAAGAATGGTGAGAATCACTATACTATTGAAATTGCTGTTGCCGGTTTCGGTCAGCAAGACATTGACATTGAAATGAACGATGGTAAGTTAGTTGTTCGTGGTAACATCGCAAACGACCCAGAAAGTGAGAGCTTCCTATTCAAAGGAATTGCAAACCGTGCGTTCACTCGTACATTTGCATTGAACGATGAAATCGAAGTTAAGGATGCTGAGATATTCAACGGCATGCTAAAAATAGCATTGGAGCGTTTGATTCCAGAGCACAAGCAGCCTAAGAAAATAGCAGTAAAAGCTAAGACCGAAAAACAACTCTTAACAGAGAAGAAGTCTAGCAAAAAAGAAGAAGTATTAATCGATTAATATTTCGGAAAGAGCCGAGGGTTGTCCTCGGCTTTCTTTTTATCTAAAACACATATGGCAGGAATGGCATCAGCCCCAAGCTATATTGACCCTGTGCTTGCCCTGGCATCATAATTACTGATGCGACATCTTTCATTACAGTTTGCGTCGACTGTTTGTCTGACATTTTGCCAACCACTTCTTCACCTGAAGATAACTTCAAGCACATAATCTTATCCATAACAATCCTTTAGTTTAGTACCAGCTACGCTGTGCAAGTTTACTTTTTGCTTGCAGCTTACGAGTTTCTACTATTGTGTCGTAAAAGACAACAGCAAAATGTTTAAGTGCTTTAAATATTTTTATTGTTTTC